CATGCCCTTGGTCATTCCGCCTTTTTTCATAGCGGGACCAGTGCCGATGGTGTTGCCAGCCATCTTAGGCATCATGCCTTTGGTTTTGCCTTTAGAGGCTACGCCGTCTTTGCTGGGAGCTGCGGTTTTAACTTTGCCCATAGCAGTCATGCCGCCAGAAGCCATTTTCTTTGCGGCTGGCTTGGCGGCTGCGCCATCTTTTTTCTTAGCCATCATTGCCATAAATCCGGGATTCATCTTTGTAGCCATACGGCCTCCGTTTTTAAAAAGCGCCATCTCACCATGATTGGTCTTAGGCTGGTTAACGACCTGACGGTCGGCTCTGGTTTTGGGGCCATCGGCACCAAACTTCATACCCTTACTCTTGTCACTGAACTCAGTTCCAACAGATTGAGGTACACCCACTTTCTTGGCAAACCCTTTGTTGTGGGCTACCGCGTCCATGAATTTCTTTTGTTTTTCACTCGCCGCTGGCATCTCCGCCTCCTTTGCGGCCAAACCATCCTTGAACGGTTTTGGTTTCCCAAATGCGAATACAAACCCAAACAATGCTGAGGATGGCGGATACGGAAGGTAGCATCTCTACAAGGGTCCCAATAACTGTGAAGAGTGACAACCCGTCAACAAATTGTTTAACAGCTTCGTGATCGTTGTTCATTTCAACACATCCTGCCTTTAGTTTTGCCCTTTTGAGCCACACCATCTGCTGCCGTTACATACCCACCATCTGCACAGTTCCACGCTCTAAGACTCTTGTTGATTCTAGAGTTCGGGTCGTTCGCTGTTTTTGCGGATGTCAACTTCTTTTTCATCCCACTCATGCGGGCGCAGAAAGAGTCGCGCCTTGATCCGCCTTCGGGTTGAGGCGGTTTCAAGTTGTGCCCTTCGCGTTTCGCAGAGGCTCGGCCCTTGGCGTTCAAGCCGCCGTTGGGGTTCTTGCCTTCTTTGCGAGTCCATGCGGGCGACTTAGCCATAGAACACCGTACATGCGGCTACGTTGGACAAATCTACATAAATGCCGCTAGGGTACAAAATACCTTCGCCGGGCAGTAAGACATAGATTGTGAATGAATCACTTACACCAACATCTAATTCGCACAAAATAGCGCCGCTTGCACCGCCGTTACGTAGTCGCACGTAGCCGTCCGCTCCGGTTCCTCGGTAGGAAAGAGCTTTAAAACGGTTACGGCTTAGACCGTTAATGCTGCCACTGGCAGTTAAATGCTGCGACCGTACGTCAGTTTGCATACCCATGCTAATCTCCTTGTTTAAAAACAAGGGGGCCGAAGCCCCCTAGGGTTGATTAGTCAAAGTTACCGAATGGGTAAGTTGTGGTTGTGCCGATGTTGCCGTCAGGCTGTGTGTAGCGAATGGTGAAGTAGTAAGTGCCACCAGTGATTGCCACGTTGGTGCCGTTGATCGACGCCACTGTGAACACAACTTGCGACAGGTTTGGTTCGCCATTTGCCTGAACGATGTCAGTTGAAGTGGATTGCTGGTTGGCCAACTGAGTTGCTGTAAACGCGTTGAATGATTGGCGGCCCACTGCTGGGGAGGTCAACACTGCTGTTTGTGCGTATGTGCAGGTGCCAGCGGCGGCAACGTAGTTATTGCTAACGTTGATTTGAACGGAAGTCAATGTGCCGCTTGTGAAAGTGGTGACTACGCCAATGTCAACAAGGATGTCATTGATGCGACTACCTGCGGGGAGGTATGCAACAAAACCACGGTACACGGTAGCAGAATCAGCAGGAATGCTGGTTACAGTCAGTGTAGGAGAAGTGCTTGGTGTGTAAACAGATGTTGCTGCGTTTGGGATGCCGTTTGAATCAACAAAAACGCCAGAAGAGCCACCGAACCCAGCAGTGTTTGCTGTGGTGTTTGCGATGTTCAGCGCGGCTGATTGAACCAAGCTTGCGTAACCAACGTTACGGAAAGGGCCAAAACGGTTAGTGCCCGAAAGAATTGGGCCTTCAAATGTAGAACGTGCCATGACAAAAAGTCCTTATGCAAAAGAAACCTTACCAATCGTTGCATCGTCTGCTGGGGCAGTGGCGGTAAGGTAGATCACCCAGATGTTTCCAATATACACCATTTAAACTGCATACACAACAGTTTAAACATAAAAAAAGGGGACCGAAGCCCCCTTTCTTTTTTTCGCTTAGAACGAGCCGGATGAACCGAACACGCCCAAAGGATCAGACCAGCCGAAGCTATAACGCTCGCGGGCCTTGTAACGCACGTTACCGGTGTCGAAGTCGCCGTCCATGCTGTTTTGCAGCGGTGTACGAACGAAGTGCTTCAAACCGTTAGGCACGTCAGTTGTCAAGAACCAAGCATTGGTATCAGTCAAGAAGTGGTTAATGGTGTAGCCTTCTGGGATAGCACCATTGTTCTTCAATGCGTTGATATCGTTGTTGTTAGTACCGACGCGGAGTTCGGTTTCCAACAAACGAGTAGCAACGAACTGCAATGCTGGTGGGATGATCAACTTCTTGGGTTTAGCAGCGATCAGTAAACCACGCTCATCAGTCCAAGCGGCAATTTGAATAACGGCGGCTTCCAAAGAAGTCTCGTTCAAATCGGATTGGGTTGATGGAGTGTTGGAGTTAGTACCACCGTTCACCAATGGGTGTTGCGAGCTGAACAAAGCAACGCCATCACCGCCTGCGTAAGCAGCCGAGAAACCGTTGTTCAGAACAGCAGCGCCTTTAACCTGCTTGGTGTAGGCCATAGCACGAGCCAAACCTTTGGTGTAACGAGCAGACAGGCTGTCGTACAGGTTGTCTTCGATTGCCTCTTCGGTAATCGAAAAACCCAAAGCGATGGTTTCGTGGTTGTAGCGAGTGGTCCATGCCTCTTGCGCGTTGTCGTAAGCGATGGCAGAGCCTTCGTTCTTGACAGGAGCAGCGGAGAAACCAGAGAGTTTGGTTTCTTCTTCAAAGCTACGCTCAGATGTCTCTGTTTCGTAGATTTCTTTGTGCTCTTCGCCGTAGCGGGCATACTCCAAACCGAACAAAGCGTTCAGACCGGGGAGGAGTTCTTTTAATAGTTGTGCGCGTGAAATAGCCATTTAAGTTACTCCTTAAGCGGTTTGAGAGCCAAGCGCTGTGTAATACGAGTGGAAACCAAAGTTGATCTTGCAAAGAACTTCGGTGTACTGCGTAAACACAAGCGTGGAGCCTGCGGGGATTGCGGTTGCGGTAGCAGCAGCGCCGCCAGCGTTAACCACGCCATATTGTGCGTTGACAACAACAGAGGTTGCGCCAGCAGAAGCTGCTGTAGAAACCCAGTTAGCTGTACCAACGTACTGACCGTTAGAGGCCAAGAAGCCAACTTCAGTACCAACTGGCAATGCGTTAGGAATTGCGCTAGTAGTCAAAGTGGTAGTACCGCTTGACCATGTCGCAGTGCCCAAAGCAACAGAAGTGTCTGGAACCATATCAATGATACGGACAGGCAGAGCAGCGGTAGTGGCAGCAGAGCTGGCCAAAATGCCGTTCGACGAGTTACCGGTATTGACGTTACCAGCCAAGTTGGAGATGGCCATGTTTAAACCAACCATAGCGTGTGAAGCGCTACCGATGGTTGTACCACCCTGAGTTGTCACGACAGCAGCTTTGAAGATGGTGTCAGGATCATCAGTCACGATAGCAACAGCATCACCAGCCAAAGTACTTGCTGGCCAGAACTGGCTGAAAGTTTTTTGCTTGGTTACTGGGTTTGTAAAAGAACAACCCAAGAAGATACCAACTTGACCGTAACCAACAGCACCTGTAGCAGCAGTGCCGCCATCAGTAACCGCTAGACGAGTGATAAAGCCTCGTGTAATCGAGACAAAATCGCCGTAAAAAATGTTAGTGGCATAGCCGTACTGGATGTTCACATTACGTGTTGAACCAGCAAAAACCTGTCCACCAATCAAGTTTACGGGTTGTAGGCCGTAGGGGGCCGAAACCGTGGGATAAGCCATTTAAGACTCCTTGAAAAAGTTTATTTTGAACCAGAGCCAAACGAAACTTTTGTCGATTTTTCTGAAAATTTCGACATCCGTGGATCGTTGTCTCTCATAAAGTTGTTATCCACAGACTCCATCTGAGATTTGTTTTGATTGGCGTAGTAGTCTTCACGCTGCCTCAAAAACTCAGTTGGAATTTTGCAGAGTACCAACCCGCCTACCTCAATGTTGCCTTTAAAGCGACCTTCGGTAGTAGCGTGCATCATTAACTCGGGATACTCTTCTGCTTTGCAGGGTTCATATCCCTCTCTTAACTTAGAAGAGATGTTGGCGGCATCGGCTGAACCCATCATGCTGGTGCGAACCCAGCGGTGTGTTACACCATCGCGTGGGTCCGGAGACGGTAAAGTCTCTGGCGGACGCCAAGCCATCTGACGAGCAGCAACTGCGCGACTATCTTGTTCGCGTGGTTTACGATTTTGTGCCTGATCCATTTATTCACCTCTTTTAAGTAATGCAACCTGTTTCGCGTATTGTTCTGGCGTAATCCCCAGTTTGCGAGCTAACGCAACTTGGGACTCTTTCAGTTTTACGCGGTTCGGCGGAGTGCTTCGTGAGGCCGGAGCCACAGGGGAAGCGTTAGTTTTTGCACGGCGGGGAGTTTCCTCTTCAGCCGGTTCATCTTCTTCATTGCTCTGAATTTCAAAGTATTCAGGAAACCTTTTGCGCATTTGTTTATCGATAGTTTCGAAATAATCTTTACTACCAATGTAGTCCGAACCATACTCTCTAGCGAGCTTTTTGTCAAGGCCCATTGCAGACATAGTCATTTCTTCGTCTTTTCCAAACCAGTCCTTGTTTTGATCCACCCATTGTTGGGTGCGACGTGACGGGGCTGGCTGGCTTACTGGCGGCGCTTCTCTGAAATTATCTTCAATTTCAACAGGCCTCATAGCGGCTACACGCTCTGACTTCATGGTCGCGCGGGCAATTTCTTCCTGCGCCGTAGCCAAAGCCTCGGAGTCACCGGCTTCAAAAGCCTCCTTTAAACGGCGTTTTGCTGAATCCAGCTCCGTTTGAACAACGCTTTTGGAAGTTTCGATGTACGCTTCGCTGCCAGTTTTTAGCTGGGATTTGAGGCGTTTGTTCTCTTCGTAGACTTGCCTTGCAAAATCTTCTGCCGCTACGCGCTCCCGCTCGGCTGCTTCTTTTGCTCGCCGCTCATCGTGGTATCCACGGGTGAACTTTTTGATTCTGGCTTGAACTCGTTCGTCATAGGAAGCGAGCTCTTCGTCAGTTGGGTCTTCTGGGGGTGGCGCGGCCTTGCGACCACGATCCTCTGGAGGGGTGTCATCTTCAATTTCTAATTCAAACTTTTCGTCTGAATCAGCTTTTTGGGACTGTTTGGCTTCGATTTCGTCAGGAAATTCAAAG